CAGGGCTGTACGTGCCCAGATCAAAGAACAGGCCGTTTGGGCAGTCAATGAAACGGCCACCAAACCTGCCAGTGACGGAGTTGACCACGCTCACCAGGCGAGTGAAGAACGTCCGCAGCGTGTAGCCAAACTGCTCCTGGGTTGGCTGCTGGTACGTTGGCCCCATGCGCGGTAGGTTTGGTGCCGCGACCTGAATGAGCTGCTCTTTGTTCATCGACGGCCATCCATTCGAATGTCAATGCGTGGGGAGCCAAGCTGCCAGGCCACACCCAGGGCGTTGGATTCAACCTTGATGACCATCTGCCGCCCGCGCACCCGGATGTAGACCTGGCCGGTGAATTGCTCCACGGGCACGGCAACAGATCGCGTGACGGCTGCATTGTCGGAGCCGCCAACGGATGTACCAAACCCAGAACCGCTGTTCTTCATGGGGTACAGGGTCATGGTCACCGACGGGTTTTCTGCGGTCGATCCACGGAACGTGATGTCCGGCAGCATGCGCCAGATGAAGCCAAACTTGTCGCCGTCCTCAATGTCAAATTCGGCAGACGAGATGTAGGCGTTGATTGGCGAAGGGTTGGCCGTGCCGTCGATGCCGCCCAGCGCGTCGTCCAGCCCGTACTCGTGGTTGACCAGTCGGCCAAACGCATACGAGGTGTAGGTGCCCGGATCATCGCCTGGCGTGTAGGCCGCAATCGGGTAGTCCAAGATGCCCGAATCAAGCCACGCATCGCGGTGCATGGTTCCGTATGCCCAGACGTTTTCCACGTAGTTGTAGGTCACGTACAGGCTGTTGAAGCGCGACTCTGCGCCGCAGTAGAACCACCAGATTTCGTTGAACCGCTCGTTCGTCCCGGCATAGGTTTGCTCGGTCTGAAGCTGGTTGAAGTCGCTGAACACGTACTGACGCAGGTCGCAATTCAGAGTCGAGACGGAGCCGTTGTACACGTAGAACTTGTCCACGCCCATCCAGTAAGCCACGCCCGAGGCAACGGTGACAGCATTGGGGCCTGCAATCGAGATGTTGTCGGCCACCAGGGTTGCGCCCCAGACGCCAGGCGCACCCAGGTACTGAAGCGAATACATGGCCGTGTCGGTGAACACCAGCACTTCCTGCTTCATCTGAATGGCCGTGACGATCTTGGAGCCGCGAGACAGCCGCAGAGAGCCAGCCTGGTTGGTTGCCTTGGGCTCCCACTCGGTCAAGGACTCCTGATCGGGCCAGCGAATCAGCATCTCATCCTGCACGCTGCCGCCAAGCTCGTTCGTGCCAAAGGCCAGCACAAACCGGTACACATCTGAAACCAAAACCCAGTTGGCAACAGACGGGGCCGTCCGGTTGTAGGCGTACACGGCGGTAACGTTACCACCCCCAGTGGCCGATGACGATGCCGCCGAGCCTGCGGTGATGGTGTACTGGGTCACATCGACCACCGTGGTCACCGTGTACGTACCGTTGATGGTCAGACCGCCAACAGCCGTTGCGCCAGAGAATGTCACCCGGTCGCCAACCTGAACGTTGTGATACGCATCCGTCACCGCCACCGATGTCGAGGCATTGGTGGTCGTGAAGGGGTTGTCAAGAATGTGGGTCACGGGAACGTCGCGGATGTTGACCGCATGCTCACCGATGCCAAGCGACGAATCCCAGTAGTAGATGCCGCCGCCACGGACGTTCATCACAAGGTCTTCGCCAAAGTTGCTCTGCGACCAGATCCGCAAGTCTGCGTCTGCGTTGGACCCTTCGCCCCACCCGTTCTGACCCCAGGTGCCAGAGCCAAAACCAAACTGAGGCAGCGTGTACGGCAGGCCCTCGGTCAGCAGGTACTTGAGCGTCAACGTGCCGCCACCGGTGGCCGTCGAGGTGGGGATCACGAGGTCGGGGTATCCCCACATCTGGAACGTGGTGGAGTTCACAATGTTTGTGATCTCCCACATGCCGTTGGGGTCGATGCCGCCGACGGTGCTGGCCCCGCTGATGATCAGCCGCTGGAAGCGAGACAGGCCAGCCGTGCTGGCGACAGTCACCGTGATGTACGGGCTACCAGAGTCGGTGGTCAACGGGTTGGTTCGCGTCTCCTGGGAAACAATCGGGGTGATGTCCGAGTAGGTCCCGCTGAACTCGACGTAGAAGGCCGTGTGCGTGCCGATGCCCACGTACTTGCGGCCAGACAGCGTGGTCCAAGCCCAAAGAGAGCGGCACATGCCCAGGAAATACTGAGACGAAATCTGCTGCCAGCCGCCGATTTTCTCTGGCGTGCCCTGGCGGAAGCGGATGTAATTGCCCTCGTACCAGCCGCCCTCAGACGTGTAGCGGGTGTTTTCTCGGTTGACGCCGGGCTTGAGTTTGAGTTTTTGCAGTGGCATGTTCAGTCCATCAGTAGGCACTCGGCCTGGCGACGTTTAACCAATCCAGGCAGGACGCGGCCACCGCCCCTGGTCCAGAGCATGAGTTGCTCCTTTGCGCCTTCCCAGTCTTGAGCGTTGATTTTCCTACGCAGGGTACTGCTTTGCAACCGACCGACGCCCAGGTTATAGGCGAAATCCACAATCGCATTGCAGCGCCGCTCATGACTGGCAAGAATAGGGCACATGCGCAAAACGCCCGGCAGATACGTGTGCTCAAGCTCCCGGCGCAGAATCACGCTGGCGGCGATCTCGCCAATTGGCTCGTCACCCAGGGTTACCTTGGTGCCGTTGGGGTAGTAGGTGCTGCCGTACCCAATGGTGGGGATTCCGGCAGGACACAGATAGGGCCTCGGTCTGAAGCCCTCAAAGCGCTTGCACAGTTCTTCGGCCAGCGCCAGGTTCATCACAGCCCCCGCTGCTTCAAGGTGCGGTCCAAGAACCAGTAGTTAATGGTTCCAGACAGCAGCGCCGAGAAGTCGGGCGACATCATGATCTTGAACACCTCGGCAGGCGGCAGGCCAGCAGCCCAGGCGTTCCAGGCAAACCAGACGTGGGCAAACGACCAGATGAACAACACCCAGTACGTAACCACCGGGCGCACCGAGGCGGACAGCTTTGCGGCCCAGCCGCCAGCAGCCTTGGTCATCTCGGACTGCTGCTTGATCGCAGCATTGAAGGCATCCATGACCCCAACGTCAATCGCAGCATCACGAGCCGCACCGATCTCGGCCAGCTTCTGTTGGCCGCGCACCTTTTCCAGGTCGCACTGCTTGTCGAACATCGACAGTTCATGCTGGCGCTCATTCTTCTTGTCAAAGAACTTGAGCACCTCCGGGGCCAGCCGGAAGATGCCGCCAATCAGCCCGCCGAGGACGCCGCCACCGAGTAGTTCAAGCATGATTGCTCCTTATGCAAGGGTCAAAGCCGCCGTCCGCACAACCCCGTCTGTGCCCTTGACGCTGATGGTCAACTGGGTGTTCGAGGTCAGGGTGAACGTCATGTCGTAGTTGTTGCCAAACGACGGGTTGCCGGAGATCATGGCTGGCGTGTTGGACAGGGAAATCAGCGGCGTATTGCTGCCCACAACCGTCAGGGCCGTGATGTCCACGTAGATGGCCGCAGACTGACCAACGCCCAGGAAAACCTCTCGCGTGCCCGTGTACGACTGGATGCGCAGCTTGGAGTTGTTCGAGCTGGTGGTGTTGTTGGAGATCAGGTACAGCTTGCGGGTGTTGGGCAACACCAGCGTCTTCTGGGATGTGGATGAACCAGTCACCGAGATAGCCATAGCACGAGCATCCTGCTGGGCGTTCGTGTTGGTGTAGGTCAGGGTGTACGTGTTAGCCGTGAAAGTCGCAACGTTGAGCGTTGCAACCCCGGCCACCATCTGTTCCATGGCCTGCCAGTTGGTGTTGGTCGAGGTTCCCCAGGTGCCGTCTTGGTCGCCAGTGCCAATGAGTTCGATCTTGTTCGACGAGTAGGTGCTTGCCATGTTGGGTCCTTAGATGTTTGTGGGTTCGCTCACGCTGTCGCTGACAACGAACGGATCGGGGTCAATGTAGTTGGGGTCCTTGGGCCAGACCACTTCCCACGGGAAGCCTGCCTGCTGGGTCACATCGCGCAGTTCCTGACGATACACGGCCCAGACAGCGCTGTCCACAGGGGCATCAGGCAACTGAGTCCAGTCGCACTGGTAAAGCAGCACGTCACGCTGTTTGCGTACCTCTGCCGCCTGCGCCTCAGTGCGCTGCTGGAGTTCTTCGGGGGTCAGCGGCTCGGCCTTGACCGTGTAGACCATGCCGTCTTGGATGTACGGCGTGGTTGCCACCAGCTTCTCGGTCGCTTGGTCATACGGAACCCACACCGACACCGGCATGAGATCGTTCTCCTGCATGAACGACGGGTTGGGGCCGCTGGGCGCAAAGCTCGTGTCCGGGAACATCGCCGTGTAGTCCGCGATGTCGAGCACTTGTCCATCTACCACTTTTGCAACAAGCATGGTGTGTCCTTATTGATCCGGGAAGGCCGCAGTCGGCGGCGTGAAGTTGCTGGTGTACCGAGCATACCCCTTGGTGATCCGCAGGTCGTCGATGTAGCCCAGGAAGCATTCGGTTGTTGCATTCCAGCCGTTTGCATTGCGCCCAACACTTACACCCATAGGATTGAACGAAAAATCGGGCAGCGTTGTCGTAGAACCCACCTGCGTGCCGTTTAGGAATAGCCTGGCAGATGTCGCATTGACGGAAATTGCGACATGTTGCCATGTGTTTGCCACTACGGTCCCGCCAGTAATTGACGTAATTGATCCGCCCGTCGTAGGTCGAATTTCGATAATCAAAGACGTCCCGTTGACGGCAAAGATCATAGCCCCGAAGTTTGCAGTGTTGACATCCTCGATTGTAAAAATCGGACGCCACCCTGATGTCGTTGTCGGGTAAATCCACGCCTCAATTGTGTAAGTCCCCTTCAGCGCAAAATTTGGCGTGTAGGGCATGAACAGCATGTCATTGTTGCCATCAAACGCCAGCGACCCGGTGCCGTACTTCTTCACGCTGGTGCTGATCTGCGCGTTGCCGACCGTTTCAAGATCGTTCTCGGCAGCGTTGTCAAAGATGCCAGCATTGGTGCAGTTCAGCAGCAGCGACGTGCTCAATGGTGCGGTCAGCGGGGCTGTCGGCGGCGTGAAGTTGGCGGTGTAAACGGCGACACCCTTGATTACCCTTGGATCAGATATATAGCCCGTGAACGTCCAGCCCGCTGTATTTATGTTGCCCACCCAAAGCGAATTTGTGATGTTGAAGTTTTGAGCAGACACATTGGTTGTTGTGTTTACTTGAACGCCGTTAATGTACATCCTCAAATTGCCACCCGACACGGTGGCGGCAACGTGCGACCAAGCCCCCAAAACAATCGTTCCAGCATCATAGTCGGCAAAGCCGCTGCTGAATCGAAGAGACGCGCCATTCATGCCGAAGTACCATCCGCCCGTCCCACTTTGAAAAATGCCCATGATGGCCTTTGTGCCGGTCACGGTGGATGGGTTGATCCAAGCCTCAACAGTGAAGTCGCCGGTGCCAAAGTTGAACGCAGTGCTGCTGGGCGCAGTCAGGTAATCGCCCGTCCCATCAAAATACCCGCTGCCCCCAATCATGCTGGTGCTGTATGCCGCAGTCGGCAGGAACGGCGCTTCCTTGGTCACTTGAACATTGCCTGTGCGGGTGATCGTGAAGTTATTGGCGCTGGCGTCGCGGAACCGGTTGCTTTGACAGGTTAGCAGCGAGGTGCCGCTGATGGCGGTCAGGGGTGCTGTCGGCGGCGTGAACGCGCTGGTGTAGACGGCGGTGCCTTTGACGACTCGCAGATTGCTGATGTAGCCGTTTAATGGCCCCGCCCCATCTGTGATGTTCCCTATAATCATGCCTGCGTTTGATCCGTATGACGCAGATGTAGTGTAGGTGCTGCCCTGCTGCGTTCCATTCAAAAACATGCGAACGCTATTTCCACTTCTTGTTACAGCAACATGGTTCCATGATCCATTATTCCAGCCGGTACTTGTTGCATTGATGCGCTGGCTGGTTTGCTCATACCAAGACATTTGGCCTGATGCGCTGACATTCAAAATCATTCCAGCCCAACCAGCATTGTTGAACGAATAGTTCCACCCAATTGGGTCTGCGCGGGATGTTTGTGTTGAGTTAATCCAAAACTCAATCGTCCAGTCGCCTGTCCCAAATTCAAACGCTTGATTTGACCCGGTTGTCAAATGATCGCCTGACCCGTCAAAGAAATTCGACCACAGGTTCCCATACGGCGACAGCGAACCCTGCGTGGTGTTGCCGTTGCGCGTGATGGCGGGGAGGATGTAGGACGATGTGACAGTGGTGTTCCCGTTCACCGTGATGGTGAAGTTGTTTGGGCTGTTGTCAATGAAAGTCGCGCTCTGGCAAGTCAGCAACGAAGTGTTGGTGATTGCAGTAAGTGGCGAGTTGGGCGGCGCAAAGTTGGATGTGTAGACGGCGGTGCCTTTGACAATGCGGACGTTGCTTAAATAGCCATTGAAAGGCTGCGCAAAACCTTGCGGGTTGATACCAATACCGAGAACGCTAGAAGAAGAATTGATGGAAACAGACGTACTCGAAACAAGCACGCCGTTTACAAACATTCTTGACGCGCTTCCACTTCGTGTAACCGCAACATGCGTCCACTGATTTGCATTCAAAATAGCGCCGGACGTGTGGAATCCGCTGATATTCCCGCCACTGCCGTAAAAATTTATTGCGTTGTTGACTTGCTGAAACAGCCAGCCGCTAGGATAACTCCAGGGGCCAAGTATTGAGTATGTTACCGATGTTACATTGCTTGTGTTGAACCAAAATTCAACCGTGTAATCACCAGTATTGAGATCAAACGCCGCGTTGTTTGCAACAGTTAAATAATCAGAACTGCCGCCTGCAAAGAACCCAGCATAAGGGACAGCCCCAGGCGGCGTGGTGGCGACACCAGTCATGGTTGCATTGCCGAACCGGGTGATGGTGAAGTTGTTGGTGCTCAGGTCCGAGAACGTTGACCCAGTGCCACTCATGCAAGTGAGCAGGGATGTGCCACTGATGGCCGTCAGCGGGGCTGTTGGAGGCGTGAAGTTGGCGGTGTAGAGGGCGGTGCCCTTGATGACGCGGACGTTGCTCATGTAGCCAAGCACGCCATCCCCAATTTTGACGCCGGTGCTCGACGACAGATTGGTGCTGTCTGTGAAAGAAGTAAACGGGTATGTCGATGGGTTTGCGCCGCTGTTTATGTTCTGCACAACACCGTTGACAAAAAGCCTGCAAACTCCGGAACTTCTGGTGAACGCAATATGGAGCCACGCATTTGACGCTTGCGCCTGCGTCAAGCTGCAAGACCAGACGGTTGACAGAGAGGAGACATCAACACCAACTTGAAGTTTGTACCCAAAGCCGCTATCACCAAATCGAACTGAGAGCCCCTGGCTTGTGGTGGCATAAGTTGAGTTCAGCAAAAAAACATATCCAGCGCTGGGCAAAGACATGTTTGCAAAAAACTCTATGGTGAAATCGCCAGTGCCAAAATCAAACGCACTGTTTCCGGCGGCGGTCAAGTAATCACCGCTCCCATCAAAGTACCCAGCAAAGTACCCACTGGCAGGGGCAGTGATTGGGGTCGAGACAAAGGTGTTGTTCTGCGCCCCGTTCGTGCCATCACCATGCAGCAGCAGCGACACGTAGTTGAACTGCGGGTCGGTGGGTGCTGGGGCCGGTCCCGTGTTGCCTGCTGCCGCCGTGAGCGAATGGCGAATTGTCATTACGCAACCGCTCCCACGTATGCGCCGTACACAGTCGAGCCCACCTTCCAAAGCTCGATTACGCCGTACCCAGTCGTCGGCAGGGTGGGGGCCGAGCCACCGGTCCAGACCACGCCAATCGTGCTCCATGTGACCGCGTAGGCCGTGCCGTCAGCAATCAGAAGGGTTACCCCCTGGCCGGTTGCAAAACTCGTTGCCGTGGGCGTCCTGTTGGCTCCAAGCGTCCAGACTTGCACGGTGCCGTTGGCCGGGTTAATGTCCACCGATGCGCCGTCCGTGATGGTGAACACGGTTTCGGCAAAACCACCAAACGTCTGGTAACCAGACGAGGCCGAGATGTTGTTGGTTTGATGGTTGATCGTGATGGACATGTCACACCCCCACAGAGCCGAACATGTCCGGCTGCTCCATCACCCAGTCGTAACACTTGTTCAGGAACGTTGCGCCAGCCTGGGCCTCAACTTCGGCAAGCGGAGCGTGGTAACGACGGAAGTCCACGTCTTTTGTGTCGTCGTTTGGCGGTTGCGTGGCATAGCCAACAACATCAATCATGACGGTGTACTTGTGCGGAAAGTCGGACCGCTGACGCGAAATTGCCGCAGTGACAATGCGGAAGTACGCGCCGACAAAAGGAACGCCAAATTGCGAGTTCTGAAGGTCAACCTTAATAGCCATGATTTTTCCTTAAGCGTATGTCACTTCTGACGTTGTAATTGTTGCAACCCACCGAATGTTTGTTGCTGCCGCTCCAGTTGCAGTGACCGCAAGCGCTCCGTTCACTGTGTCTGCCGTCAATGCAATCGCCCATCCCGGCGTGTTATCTAAAACCGTGACAGCGCTGTTAACAAGCACTGTTGAGCCAGCAGTGCCCTCCCTGCGGATGAGCCCTTCAACGCGCCAACCAGCAGAAGCAGTTCCTCCAGCCGATTGCTGCCGCGCAACAATGAGCCCACTAAAAGCAAGTGCGCTTGTGTTCACCAAGTTGACTTGGTTGGTTGTACCACCGGCAGAGCCGTTGGTTGTCAGCACAACAGGCGTTGCAGTTGTTGTTGCTCCGCGCAAAACAGTAGCGCCAGTTTGGGCATCGCCAACTGCCGCAAAAAACCCACCGGCGTACACGTACTTGCCAATTACGTGTGTCCTAGCGCCATACCCAATTGCCATTGAGTAGTCTGCATTTGCACTTGCGTTGGTTCCAATTGCTGTGGAATAATTGTTGTTGGTATTGGCCCTGTACCCAATTGCAACACCGTTAACTCCATAAGCACCATACGCACTGCTGTTGTCGCCAATACCCGCCGCAAAAGAGTTTTCCCCGTATGCGTAAGCACCGCCGAGTGCAACAGAACCTATGCCAACAGCCTGCGCGCCAAGTCCTCCAGAAGTTGAGCCAAGCGCTACCGAATAGTTTGCAGACGCCAGCGCAATGCGGCCCATTGCAATCGAGCTTGCTCCTTTAGCGCCGTAGCTGCTGCTGTTGCTTCCAATGGCCGCTGAAAAACCGTCATTCCCAGAAGTGTAAGAGCCGCCAATTGCGACGGCGCCCGAACCGGAAACGGCTTGCGAGCCTGCGTTTGCGGAATTTCTGCCAATAGCGGTGCTGGCCAAAGACGACGCTTGTGTGCCGCCACCAATAGCAACGGACTGCGTTCCCGACGCTAGAGCGGACAAGCCTGCTGCGGCAAAACTGCCGACGCCAGAGGCGGTGGCCCCGTATCCAATTGCAGCACTGTAAGTGCCTGTCGCTGACGGTCGTATCGTCAAACTTGCAAGGAAGTTTTCTGCGTACCCGCGCAGTTTTTTGCCTGCTGCCGTGGACCAAACAGAACCATCGTTTACGATTTGCACGCCCTCGCCCGGACTCAGCACAAGCTGGTTTACACCGTCAATTGTCTGCGACAAGTACGGATCAATCGTAATTAAATCAGCAGCCGACCCGCTCGTATTCCAAATCCAGCAGCTAAAACCAACACCGATTGTTGCCACATCGGTGAGCGAAACGTAAAAACTGTTTGCGGTGCAGTTAATTACCTTTCCGGCGTCAGAAGAAACGACTGTATACGCACCAGTCTTGTTGCTGATCGTAAATGTGGAACCTCCTGCCGGGGCAGAAGATGTCCACGCACTGCCGTTGGAGGTCAGGACGTTGCCGCTCGTGCTTGGAGCCGGAAGCGACAAATAGTCCGTTGTCCCTGACACCACGGCCCGCTCGGCGGGATAGGTGACGAACACGTCTTTGGTGCCTGCGCCAAAGTTGACCAAGCTGCCAGAGTTGCTGGACTCCAGCACCGTGTCGCGGGACAGGGTGGTGCCAGACGAAGTGTAGGTGCCAAGGCCAACCTCCCATGCGCCAGTGGAAACATCCACAATGGTGTAGTAGGTGGTGTTGGCGTTGCCAATCACGGAAAACGACTGGTAGCCGCTGACGGCTCCGGCAAGCGTAATGGTGCCGGTTCCGGTTGTGGTGGTCGTTTCCTTGACCCGATCCTTTAGAACAAGTGGCATGTCAGTCCCTTACGCGGTGTCGATGTTGGTCCAGCCGGACGACTGCGAGTCGTCGATCAGCGTCCAACCTGATCCGCCAGAAGTTGAGATATTTTGCCAGTTACTGGTCTGCGAGTCATCAATCAACTCCCAGAGGTAACGGCCAGTCAAGATGTCAGAAATTGCCGCCGAGTCAGAGAACGACGCCAGGTAAAAGGCATTTGCAATCGGGGCGTCTGTCGCGGCGGCAGACTCATTGACGAACATGGCAAAAGTGCCAATAGTCGTAATTGATTCGCTGACCGTTGCCGACTCTGAAACCAAGGCCCCAAAAGACGACAGCGTAAACACGGCGTCGGATGCGGACACGGAGTCTTGGAAGGTGACTGGAAACGTTACCAGTGCCGAGATCACGTCTGAGGCCTGGGCCGACTCTGTAACCGTTGCGGACTGCAATCCGGATGCCGCAACCGCATCGCTTGCCACAAGAGATTCGGAGACGCTTGCCAGAAGCTGTCCGTTGGTGGAGATCAAGTCTGACGCTGCCGCACTCTCCAGCACTGACACCTGAATTGCCAGGGTGACGGTGGCAGAAATGGTGTCCGCCGCCTGAGCCGTTTCATCGACCGTTGTGCTGTAATTTCTAAACAGGTTAGCGGATATTGAGTCCGATGCCTGCGCCGCCTCAAGCACAGAGACGGAATAAAAAACTCCGCCTGCGTCAGCAAACGGAGTTGCAGCAAAAGGGCTGAATCCAAACACGGATGCCCTTTCGCGGTCAGGCTGCGCTCAGTTGCTCTTCCAAGAACCAACGCTGCTCGGTGACGCCATCTTGCGACGTCCACTCAATCAGGTACAGGACGTTGCCATCCTCGTCCATCTTGATCGACAGAACCGGCCCCTGGGGAACAGTCGTGATGAGCTTGACCTCATCGCCGCGCTTGAATTTGCTTGCCATGGCCGCTCCTTATGCCGCGTCGAGACTGAATTGGTAGGTCACCGAAATGGTGTCACCACTGACCACCGAGCGGTCGCCAGGAGCCTGGAAATCAGCAGCCGAGAACAGGATGCCGGTGGTGCCGCCCTTGGTGTTGTTGCTGATCAGGAATGCGCCGCCAACGGTGGTGGTGGCGTTCATGCTAAACGTGGCCGGAGAGGCGCTGTTGCTGATCACCGAGGGGTCTGCCGTGGTGGCGGTGCCAAACGTCGCTGCGGGGCGCGTAGACTGGCTGTATGCAGTCACCTCAGTCCAACCGGCGTGCGAAGCGGCAGTGTCGCCAGCAGCAGGGTTGTTCGAGGAGGCTGCGCCATACAGGCCAATGTACCAGGCCGCAGTGTACGAGCTGCCGCTGAAATACTTGGTGTTCATGTCCTGAAGGCCGACGTTCACCACGAGGTTCGGGGTGCTGTCGGACCACTTCAGATTGCCATCTTTGTCGCGGCACTCGACCGTGAAAATGCCGCCGCCACGGACGCCATCAGTCACGCCTTTGCCCTTGACGACATCGCAGGCAACTTTGTCGGAGGCGCTGGATTTCTCTTGCATTTTGCTTGCTCCTTACGCAAAGCGGATGATGGCAGACGAGGCCGTGTTGGCTGGGGCCTGCACCATGAAGGTTGAGGTTGCGGTCTTGTCAGACCCAAAATCAAGGACGGCAACCGCAAGATTGCCATACCCAGGATTGTAGATGAGGGCACACCTGGCG